GAGGAGACGCTTGGCCTCGTTATGGTACTTGCGTATCTCCTCCATTTATTTATAAACGTTTTTATTTTTTAAATGGTTTCAATGTTAGTAAAAAAGAATTCTGGTTTCGTATTTACAGATACAGAGTCGACGATGACAGTCGGTAATGGAGGTGGAGGTGGAGGTGGAGGTGGAGGTGGAGGTGGAGAAATCGTCGATAACCATGTTTCTTCTGTCTCTGAAGGTGGGCAAAATTTACCACCGGGGCAAATAAAGTCAGCGTCGTCATATCCACCGAATACATATGGCGGTGGTGGTGATGGTGATGGCGGTGGTGGCGGTGGTGATGATGGAGGTATCTTCGATATCTCAGTTTGAGAAATTGGTTTTATAACATCCGAATCTGAATCCGAATCTGAATCCGAATCTTCTATTTCCATTCCTGTCTCAGGCTCTGGCTCTGGCTCTGGCTCCGGATCTGGCTCTGGCTCTGGTTCGGGGTTTTCTACTGGTGTTTTAATTTTAAAAATTAATACAAAAATAATTACAACTAATATAATACTGATAAGTATATTATAAATTGTACCCATACTACTATACATTATAAATTTATTTATATTAACATACCAAAGTTAAAAAGAATATTCTAATTAATATAAATGAAACCTGTCATTAAATGGGTCGGTGGTAAGACGCAAATTCTCGATACCGTTCTCAAATCGTTTCCTAGAGAAATAGAGAACTACCACGAACTATTCGTGGGTGGAGGGAGTGTTCTATTCGGTTTACTTACGAGTAAGGATATTAATGTAAAAGGTAGAGTATATGCGTACGATAAAAACCAAAAACTCATTAACATGTATAGACAAATTCAAACGAATCCCGGAGAAGTACATGATCATTTACTCCAACTCTTTACCATGTACGATACGCGAACCGGTACGGAAGTAAATCGTAAACCGGAAAATGAAGAGGAAGGTTTAACATCTAAGGAAAGTTACTATTATTGGGTACGTAAAAAGTATAACGAACTTGTACCCACTACACCTGTGCATGCAGCAACGCTAATTTTCCTAAACAAAACGTGTTTTAGGGGTGTATATAGGGAAGGTCCTAACGGGTTTAACGTACCATATGGACACTATAAAAGTACACCGTTAATGATATCATTAGACGAGTTAGTAAAAATACAAGACATTATAAAAGATGTGGTTTTCAAGTGGTGTGATTTTAGAGTCGCATTTGCACAAACCGTAAACGGTGGTGATTTTATATACGCGGACCCTCCGTACGCACCGGAAAGTGTTACGAGTTTTGTAGGGTATACGAAAGATGGGTTTAGTTTAGACGATCATAGAGATTTGTTTAATTTATTAAAACGTTCTAAAATTGATTTTGTCTTATCAAATGCGAAAGTAGACCTCGTAACGAGTAGTTTTGAAGGGTACGAGGTAAAAGATGTACCCGCGAGACGAGCAATACATAGCAAAGATCCATCATCTATAACAACGGAGGTGCTCGTGTATGGATATGATCAAAAATAGGTCCCCAATCGACTCTATATTTAGCCGGAAAGTAAACAATTTTATTTTTAGAATTGTTCGTGAGTGTCGTTTTACGCATAGCCGCGTTTTCACCTCTCACGAAGAAAAACCCGATACCTTCTTCTGACATGATTTCATACGTATCTTCGTATCTCAAAGAGTTCCAAAAACAATCATTTAACATATAAGAAAAACGAAAGTCTGCATTTGGATACCTCTTTGAGTACTGCTTAAGTTTATGCGCCCCTAAACCAATCTTTTCATCTGTAGTACCAGAACCAAGTTGATGCTTCTTTTCAATAATGTATATGTAATTGTCACATAAACGACGAAACATACCATCGGGTTTTAATTTTTTAACGTACTCCTTTTCCCCCTTAAACTGTTCGAGGTAGGCAATAGATTTACTCTGATCTATATACACGTAATCGAACCCGTTTATCGAAATTATTTCACCATCTTCGAAATCTGATGTTTCCCTTTCAAAGACTTTACCCCACTTGTTCGTTTTTTCACCGCCTTTGCCGTTCTGTTTCATTTTATATTATATTATACTATAACAAAACCGATATTCTTAGGTTGTATTTCTTCACTTATTTTCCAGTTCCAAAGGTAATAGTGATTATGTCCCGTACCTTCCATAAACTTATGTTCTCTAAGTTCTTCTTCATCTATGCCTACATTTACACAATTGTATACGTCGAAACCACGATTACGTGCCATGATTATAGCGTCTTTTAAACAGTTACCAACGTTATAGAACATGTACGCTTGTTTTATAACTTCACCACTTAGTTTATGTACGTAATCTAAACTATAAAATGTGGCAAATTGCTCATTTTCGTCGTTTAGGTACGTATACACAGTATCTTTACGAGGAAGAATCCAATGTTTAACGTACGACTCATCTATTTCAAGTGAAAGTTTAAACTTGTTCAAATGGTTGCGTAACATTTTCGTAACACGGGGTATATCACTTTCGGTCATCTCCCTGAACTGTGACGTACCTAAAATACGGTATACTTGTTCTCGTGCATTAGAAAACCCCACACGATTTAATTTTTTGACGTTTATAAGTCTATGCCAATACTTGACTTTAGAAATGGGTGTTGGTAAGCGTTTTACAACAGTATATATAGCTTGCCATATACCTTGTAAATTTATACGCCTTGTAATTTCTTTTATAAGTAAAGGTGTAAGATATATATTTCTGAGTTTTTCAGAAACACACAAAAAGTTTATTTGAAACATTTTTACTGTTTTATCATTTACGCGAACGTCTAATGGTACACCCGATATAAAACCTATAATTTCAGAGTTTTGTTTTTCTCGAATAGTGAGGTTCCATTCATCTTTATATGTTGCCCACTTTACAAGTTCATTAGAATAATGAAATTCAAAGAATTCATCACGGATATAGTTTTCTTTTAAAAATTCGCAAAGTTCTTCTAATGTACATGAACTCCATTCATATCCTTCCGGTAACGGGACTTTTTCGTATTTAAGTTCTCTAGACGAATCAATTTCACCATCTTTTTCAAAAACAGCTTTATCTTGGGGAACAGGTTGTTTATTCCAAAACTCGTGCATTATTATATAATAGACTTAAAGTTTTTAAGCTTATATAGAATATAAACAATGTCTCTTGAACAAGATTATACCACGGTCCCTGGTCAACTCTACGCGTGTCTTTCTGTCGTCGGTCCCGAAGCCCCGCAAAAAAACGATAAATTTGGTATCAAGATTCGAGGTGCTTTTTCTACACGCGACGAAGCTGCGAACCACGCAAAGCGTCTTCAAAAAGAAGATGCGACGTTTGATATTTATGTCGTTGACATGTATAAATGGCTTTTGATTCCACCGGATCCTACCAAGATTGAAGACGTTCACTATACAAACGAAAAGCTTGAGGAACTCATGTTGGGATACAAAGAAAATCAGGCTTTGGCTGCAAAGATGTTTGCTGAGCGTAAGCGTGATATGATTGAAAATGGAACTAATACATTCATTAAACCTGGTGACGAAAACTCCAAGTATTACACGAAACCAGACGAACCACCAATTAGTCACCCAGCTGAAGTTCTTGAGCGTCTCCAAAAAGAGAAACCGGATACACCAATGGAAGAGCTTGTTAAGGAAGCGGACGCGATTGTCACTGAAGAAATTGAAGAAAGAAGGAAGAAACGTGAAGCTGAAGAGAAGGAAGCTTTGGAAAAAGCCGATACTGAAACAGAGGCATCTGTCGAAGCCCAGGATACGAAAGGTGAAGGTGAAGTTGAGGAAGGTGAAGAAGTAGAATCTAAATAATTAATTAATTTTGTTATATAAATGTAAGTATGTTGAGTATTATATTGAACATAATCACCATTCTTATTGTTTTATTCATGTTTGGTTTATTTTTACGATTGTATGAAGATCGAAAAAGTAAATCGGGTACAGAAAATGTGAATGCATCTGATGTTGCACAGGATATACTAAAAGACCCACTTGTAGTGAGTCGCGCCTATTTTACAGAATCTAAACTCGGTCCAATTGGTGATTTTGAAGGACAACAAACGTCATCACAGTACTTATGGATACGCGGTAAACCTATCCAGGTCGAAGAATGACGGGTTGCATTGTTTTACCCATAAAAAAACCTAAAATAAATGATACGAAAATTATAATGTATGCAGTTTTATCCAAATTTGAAAATATATCTTCTTTTTGTGGAGGAGGTGGTTGTTCATAATATGGCTGTGGTGGTGGAAAATAATATTGTTCATTATTTTCCACTTCTGGTTCTTTCATTTCTATACCATCTTTATGTGTAAATTCATCTGGATTATATTCGATGGGTGTACCAACTTCGGCTTCCATTTATAAATTGTAAATCTATTTTTTTAAGCTTATTATTCCTCATCTTCATCCTCGTCGTCAACTATAAATCCTTTCAAATTACCATTTTCATCCATGTCACTATCGTCATCTTCGAAATCGTCTTCGTCGTCTGTTTCGAGTAAATCAATATCACTCTCGATTTCAGATTCCGTTTCATAATCTTCGTCTGAATAATCATCTTCTGGAAGATCTTCTACCGGGTCAAGGCGTTCTGGAACTTTAGAAATACGACCGGAACGAGTGCGCGTACTAACAATTGGCTTTGTCATTTTATAAAATAAAGTATGTTTATTCTTTTAAATACATTACGCGCTATTAAGTTTTTCATTTATTAAAACAAGTTCAAACTCAGCGTTTATTTGATTAGCTAATACATCTATCTCTTCTACAACACTTGTATCACTCGAAACGGTGTATAATGCGAGTTCACGTAAATTTTTAAGTGCGCGAACGAGTAACTTTTCTGAAATTTCAGTGTGTGCTTTGTACTCTATAGCCATATTCATATTTGCTAAAAATTCCCTATATAGAACTTCATTTAAACCAGAATATGGAAGTGTTTTACGAATAAGTTCAGTTATATGTTCTGTTCCTGTATCTTTTTTAATTAGTGAAGATGCTAAGTATACCATAACAACAACTAAAAGTACGGCTAACATTCTATAAGGTACTCACAATTTTATCTGTGAGAATATGTGCACGACATCTACATTTACATGTTTGGTGAATTTGATTTTTTACGATTGTAAAAGACATAGTTTCTTTACATGTGGTACACACTTCTTCGGTATTTACAATATACTTTTTTGGTCCAATTCGTTTTAAACTTTCTATACGAAACGTTTCATTTTTTATAATATACCTTTTTATAAACTTTTCTAAAAGTTCATTATCTGGGTTTGTAATTATTGGTTTTTTAGGTACGTACTTTTCAACTTTACCATCTTCATAAAGTATATCGGTTATCTTTTTGGGTAACTGGTGTCGTCTTCCTGAAAAATCTTTACAAAATCCATAGAAACGCCCTTTCATTGTTTCGCAGTTACAAAAACACTTTTGTGCTATAGTATCACTCATTATATGAAACCAAACGTGGTTTGAACTATGTGCACGCCGTAAATTTTCACAGTATTTAGACGTTGTTGAAACTAAAAATTGATTTTTGTGTTTATACATCTTTGTAATATTTGCGGATCCCTGACCTTCAAGGTGTTTACGTATGAAATCTTCGACCAGAAGTAAAGCTTCTTGGTTTTCAAAAACATTTTTTGTTTGTATTTTTGTAAATGCACCTTCCTCGTGTTTTTTGAAACTTCCTTCAACTATAACGGGTTCAGCGTTTTCTGTACGCAAAGTTGCCATGTGTAACATTTCGACCGTTGGTGTTTGTTCTGTTCTTTGTAACATAGCTAAAGGTCCATGCTTATACATGAAAATTGGCACGTATACACCTTGCGTTTCTTTACCTGAATGATTACATGATTCACAGCCCTGACCTGAACAATCTTCGTGTTTTGCACGTTTATGTGACCAAGGCATTCGAAATCCACTCCCTTTTGTATTTCGTGAAGAATTTCCATAGACTGAAATATCAACAATGTCTTTCCAATCACGTGAACCATACGCTAGGTTTAGAGTGTTTATAACGTGATCTCTTAGAGCCAGTGCCGATGACCTGTTTACAACAAACCCTGGCCAGTTTATATGTATACCTGTTTTTATAAGGTTTCCTATGGGTTTAGGTTCAGCGACGGAGACTAAAGCATCTTTACCACCAAACTTCGATACCTTATCGCATATAACTTTACAAATACTTTCAATTTGTTCAAAAGTTAGTTCATCATCATCTTTATAATCGAGGTCCATGAAAAAATTATAATTTTCCGTTTTTTGTTCGACTATAAAAATTTTTTCACTTGAATTATAAGCTTCTATACATTTTTCATAAAAATCGTTCAATCTATCAAATGGCACGGACAGAACGCCGCCATCCATGAGCACATGTGATAGATTGGAGTTATTTGTAAAACCCTGGTCTTTACACCAGCGTTTAAACATACTTACCAAATATTCGTTTTATTTTTTTATATTCATTCATCTTCATATTCATGGTGCCAAATAGAACGTCTATATGAAACTTCTGGGTACTCTTCTTCTTCTGATAAAGTCTTTTTTAGAACGAGAAGTTCATAAACTTTGTCTTCTTTGTGTAATTCTATATATCTGTTAGCACGTTCCGAAGTATACCCATGTCTTTCTATAAGAAGATCGTGTATTTGGGATAAAATGTAATTCTTGGACTTCATTATTTAATAGCGAAGGTTTTTCTATCAAGAGAAGTTACACACGCGTAAAACTCTGGGTTATTGAGTATATTTTTAACAATACGGTCCCATTGTTTTTTTGTACTGAACTCGGCGAGTGTTTCAAAATTCATGAAATCATTTTCATCGTGTGTTCTCTTAATAGGTTGTTTTTGAATTTTTCGAAGATTCATTTTTTGTTTTTCTTCGTTAAACTTACGTATAAGTTCAGCTTGTTCTTGAATAGAATAGTTTACGAAAAATACAAAAACGTTATATTCAAGGTCAACTCCTGGACTTTCCTTTACTGTAAACTTAAAATCGGTATATTCACCCTTTTTTAAAGAAATAACTCCCCTGGTTTCTTCTTCGAGTTCTCTCAAAGCACACCTGAGTGGATTCGGTATTTCTCTTCGCCTACACCCTCCGGTGACGAAAATCCAATCTTTGAACCTTCGATCCCGGACGGTGAGAAATCGTGGTTTATCACCTATAAACGTGACGGGTATTGCAATTGCTTTATATTTTTTCATTGCTCATTAGCAAGTTATAATTGAATAAGATGATTATTCTGAAGAATCTTCTTCAGTCTTTTCAACTTGGGTTTCCAAAACCTCTTCATTTTGTGTTTCTTCACTGACAATTGGTTTTGGTACTGGTCTGGATAAATGCGCCATGAGATTTCCATAAAATCCCTTAACACCTTCCATTTCAGTTTTCGTTTTGTTAAGTTCTCTGTACATGTATACTGTGGCGACAATACACATGAGCACGGCAACTATGGTCGCGGTATCACGATCGAATGTAAACATTTTATATATAAAAATACGAGTTAAGTTTTTAAGTTCATATAATCGCACCCATATGAACACGTTTTTCTTGGGGGCACTCGTACCCCTTTTGTGCAAACTGAATTTCCTGATAATGACCTTCTTTACACTCCGCGTTTTGTGTGGGTGATTTTTGGTCACTTACCAAGTGGTTTAGAGTACCTGATTTCGGATCATATGTTAAAACAAAAATGAAACCTATGAGAAAGACTAATTGCCAAAACATTTATAATAAGCGGCTAAATTAAATTGCTTAGTTGGAATACATTAAACCACCCATACCGTTTTCGATGCGGAGGATGTTATAGTTGACGGCGTATACATTTTCGGTAGAATTTGACGTGTCATTTACGAGTCTCGCGGAATCCAGTCTACTGAAGTTGAGCGACCCGGTTGGTTGGAGTTTAGACGTATCGAGACAGAATGGGTACAAGAAGAACGAGTCATTAAGACCACCAGCAGCGTCTTCGGTTTTAGACGATGGAG